CACGGATGCGGGCCAGCTCTGCTTTTGTTAATTCATCCATCATCTGGCTCCTTTTTAATAACTTGATTTACTCTAACCTTATTCTGGTGATATAACAAACACCGCCTGAGGCTTTATCCAATGACATATTAATGGTTGCATTTGCGTTGATTGTAACTACTTGTGAAATATCAAGTGCAACATAAGTGGCTCCTTTATTAAAATTGGCGCGACTAACCTGAGTAGGATTATTAAGAATACAATACATAGTCGAATCCGTAGACCAATGAAAATATCCCTCAAAAATCAATCTCGAATAACTTCTGACATCGATAGCGTTAGGAAACCTGAAGGACGGAACCGAGCCAGCGAGACTATCATAATAAAATGCTATTCTTGTGTTCTCAAAAGTCCAGCCGTACAGAAGGATAAGACCAGCACTATTGACCCCGTTGTAATACAGATCCTGAGGGTTCGGAACCCACCCCTCAAAATTTCCCTGTACCCCCAGTATCCACTCATTCTTTTTAACCTTCTCCGGCGTGATCCCTGCCATAGCCCGGATATCCGCCCATGACAGGAACACATTGGCGTTCTCGTTATAGTATCCCTGAGGCACCTTGACCCACATCCGCTGATTGCCTGCATCATTACCTTTGCTGTTGCCCCAGCCGTTGTAATCTCCACGGTTTGGCATGGTACCGGTCTGTTTGCTTTTGGCATTGTTGGTATAAAATGTTTCCCCATTCAATACATGACCTGCCTGGGCGTTCCCTGTCAGTTCCAATGTTCCAGGGACCGGTTCATCATCCGATCCTTTCAGTATGCCAGTGTAACCTTTCAGCAGTTCTGCGGCTGTTCCTGTACAATCATCGCTCCCGGCTCCGCCTCCGCCCGAACCTGTCATCAGTATATTCCCCATATGTTCAGCTCCTCCTTATAATTTAAGCCCAACTACAATATCTGTAGCCGGTTTTTTGTAGACTTTGAATGTCACTGTTCCATCTCCGGTCTGGCCTGTTCCGGAAGCTACAATACCAAATGCCTTATTATATGCCTTCTGGTTCTCCAGAGAAGCCCCATCCGCCAAAGTAGACACCAAAGAAGGATTATCTTCATCCAGAATCCCTTCCACTGATACTGTCTGAACATAGGGGGCCGCATCTCCTGTCCACCCGGCAGCTGTCAAAGTAACCTGATAGAATCCATCCACCCGTCTCTTTAAATACGCCTCATTATTCACCAGATGTTCTATAAGATCACCCATATCATTTCCATCCGCAACCGTATTTCTATCCCACTTGGGGATTTCATCCGTCCAGACTGGAGGGTTTCCAATTACACAATTTGCCATCGTTTACCACCTCCTAAAAAACTTCATCCATATTAAACGTCATAGGAATGTCCTCATCCTTGCCTTTTGCCAAGAAGGTCTTATATGCTACCAGATCCCCGTCTGCATCAACCAATCCGATCTCCGAGATGTTCTTCCCTACAAGTTCACTTTTTTCAATTCTTCCAACATACCGGCAGGTGCTTTCTCCCTCTCCAATATAAAAATGGGATTCCACATTCTTTTCCAGCAGCTGGTTATACAATGCCGTTTCCTGACCGGTCGTTTCTTTCGGAGCTCCGCTTTCTTCAAGCCCTCCATCTCCCCAAGCCATCTTTGTGATCGGCGGCAGCTCAATATCCCCTGCGTGTGCCTTACATAGCTTTTTCTTTCCAATATTCGTAATTACTGCCTGAGCCATCTCCATCTCTCCCTTCTACAGTGTAAACAGGCCGCCATTTAATTTACGGCTCCCATCCAGCTTCCAAGACCCATCTAATAATCGTTCAACATACACATTGCTTTGGATTTCAGCATCAACCTCAACCTTTGATAATGTTTCGATTTCTACAGGGTAAAAATCCGGCTTGATATCCGATCTGTAACCGCTGAGTTTTCTGCTGTCATCCAGCTTCCATGCTCCATCCAGCAGCAGTGGCATCAGATTTTGACGGGCAAAAAACTCTATAGACACAAGCACCCCTGTTTCAAAATCAATCGGAACTGGATATTCGCTGGAATATACTTTTTCCAAAATGACCCCAACACCGCTGGATCGTATACACAATTCCGGATAAAATTCAACGGTATCTGGTTCGTCCATATCAAATTCTCCATGGAATATGATCGTTGCTGGATACTTTGGGTCCTCCATATACTCCAATCGTTTCAAATTCCACATCATGGAGATGCCTTCCATCAGGTCCCAATAAGTACATTCGCTTGTGTTTTTCAGGATCTTATACCTCAGGAACTGCCGGTAACGCTCGTCGGTCATTTCAGCTCCTCCCGATATTACATCCATATCGGTAGCAGCCTTCCGGCTTAAACCAACGATTCCTCCGACAACCAGATCAAGGTTTTTTCCAGATGCCGTATCCAGATCCGTTTTGTTCTTGATATCAAAAAAGGCCTGCTCCACTTCCTGAAGCTGCCTTGAAAATGCCCGGATCAATAATTCAATTTTCGGTTTATGCTGAAACTGCTGGGGAATATCCCTCAGCCACAGATCAGCTATCTGCATCCACCGTCACCTCAATTCTCGTTGGATCGACCAGAACTTTTTGTCTGGAAGTTGCAATGACGTTTTGTACTGCATAATCACCCGGCTCCGGATTGTAGGATTTATCAGCAGCATACGCCGTTTCAATCTTAATGTATGTAACCCCTGAAACAGCATCATAAATTCCTTCGTGGAGCTGCTGGATCAGCAGACTGTCTCCTGCAACCAAGCGTTCCCCATAGGAGCAGATAACGTCTGATGCAAGGGTCATATAATTTGCTGGTATTTTTTTCTCATCCCCATACAAAGTTACCTTCATCCATGCATAGAGATATTCCGGACGGTTAAACCGTACCGGTATTGATTCCCCATACTTGCCAACAACAGAAGCAGCTACGTTTCCATAGGTGTAGATACCGCCAGCTTTCCGTTTCAGAATGGCCTCCGCAATCTGGTTGGTATCACCGCCATCTACAATGATTTCAATACTATGCGGCGGCATTCCTCTTTCGTTGGTAGTATCGGTTTCATTTTCATAACCGGATGCCGACTCTACGCCTGTAACATTGTTCAGCAGTTCTGCCACAATGCTGTCGATCATGGTATTCGACCGCAGCGCTGATTTCGCAATGTATGACTGCCGTAATTCAATATCCGTTTCCTGCAGTCTGCCATAAATGGGTTCCAGACGGTTCACAACAGCGTTGAATCCTGAAATATTGTTGATCATCTTCGTGACAATTCCATATGGCAGCGTGATCTCGCCGTAATCTTCTGTAAGGAAATTGGCAATGGAGGTTACGCTTTTGGTTGTCAGGTTATCCGATAATACGAAAAAGTTATTCCGGGATACAGTCAGATCGGAAATACTCAGGATACCCTCTGAACCATCGTATTTTACCTCATACCCTTCATTGTTGATCTTTTCTGCAATGCCTTCAAGTATGCTCTTCTCATTTCCATCGGCATTAGAATAATTGAACTGTTCTCCGTTGATACTCACAGAATATACGGCATCCTTTTCAACCGCAGCTACTTTTATGCTGATTGCATTGCTGTTCTCACGGGTTATCTTAAAATCGCTTGCAGAATAAAGACGGATTTCCGGCATAGTATCCGTAGCCACAATCACGCCTTTTCTCACAAGCGTTCCGTCATCTCCCGTACAGTGCAAGGGATAGCCGGTCTGTCTGCTGGCAGCCCGCCTGATTCCTCCATACTGCACCGCATTGTCAAGGTTTACACCTTCCGCCGTGGACGGACTCTTTGAATAATAGGTGTCCTGGGCAATCTCCCACAGATCAGCGACCTGTCCGGCAAAGGTCATAATCAGTGTATTAAGGAACGAAGCTCCTGTCAGCCTGGTATCGAACCCAAAACCCTCTGATAGATCAGCATGGATCTGTTCCAAGATCGTATCCATACGCTTTAAGACAAATCCCTTATCCGTTACTCCGTAATCCTGCATCTTATCACCACCTCATCCTTTATCGTTTCGCGATCTGTCAGTGCCACAAATTTTATTACTGCATTTCTTGTTTCCCGGTTAAATGTTATTTCAACATTTTTAACATCCGTGATTTCATCAATCTCAAAAATCCGGTCTCTGATTACACTTTCAAAATAATCAAGATTGGGATTCTTTACAAGCAGCTGATCGAAATATGGGATCCCTTCCTCTCTGTCCCACTTCCATTCGCCTTCAAACCACAGAAGCCGGATCCGTATCTTTTGTGCCACAGAATCATTCAATACAATATCTCCGGTATCTGATAACAGCAAATCTCCAGACCTGTCTAACAAAATATCCATGGCCCCTCCTACTCAGGCGTCCCGGTGTTGGTTCCCGGTTCTGATGACTTGTGTGTATGCTTCTGTAAAGCGATTTTACCGGCTTTTATATCGCCAGTGGAAGAAATATTGCCTGTTACTTTTAAATCGCCCCCTATGGCTATCCCTGCTTCTGAGATAGACATAGAGACGGAACCTGAATAGATGATCACAGCGTTTTGGTTAACTGCCTGTGCCGCCAGACTGTTCCCTGTTTTCATCAGCCCCGGGATACACACTGCATTCGTCAGGTCAAACTTCAATGACCCGCTCGACTCAGCCCCCGACCTCCATTCGTCCAGCTCCACTTCTGAAACCACAATCAGACAGCCATCACCACTCCTCACAGGGAAAATAACCCCGGTGTTCGATGCCTGGCTGAACGGAAATACCACCGGGACCTCCGGGATCTGCGGATATTCCAGCCGTTCTCCTTCAAATGTCGTATACTTTCCGGATGGCTTTACCACCGCAGTACCCTTGTTGCAATCGTATGATACGATCGTGCCGGGGATTGCCGTGTGCATCTCACCCATTACCGCCTTGGCGGTATCTTCGACCTGCTGCGCAAATTCCTGCATCATAAACAGCCCACCTCCTAACTTCGTGCCTTCACATCAAGGGCAGCATCTGCCTTGATCTCAAGCACCTGTGCCGTGCAGATCCAATCGCCCTGTTGATTATCTCCGTCTATCGTGACCTTATATACCCTATAGTATCCATTGGCTGTAGAACTGCTCAGCTGGATCACATCATTCACCCCGATTGCCCCATTCAGGAAATACTCGATCTCCCAGCCGGTCTGAGATTTATTCGTTCCAGTCCCGATGGTGATACGTTTAGGGATACCTATCAGTCCGGTATCACTGTTCAACATAAACGCCCTGGGACTAATGGCTCGTCCGGGCCATGTGACCTGAATGATCTGATTCTGTATGGTCCAGCTGTGTCCGCAGTATTCTGCGATCTTCTGCAAAATACCTTTGGCCTTTCCGACATAAGCAAACCCATTGGGAAAAATCGCATAAGTAAGGTCATCTGCAAAAACGATCGGCAGCCCCATCATGCCCGCAACCTGCTTGTACAGATCCAGGCAGTTCACGGGACCGTTTAATGACAGGCTGACAGCCGTATCTCTGAGTTCCACCCTTCCGTCCATAACGGCTATTTCCGTCATCCTGTCTGCGTTTTCCGGGGTTGTTGTAACGGATGTTATGTTTCCAACCAAAATAAGCGCATCGTTTCTGTTATAGCCGGCCTTTAATTCTACAATACAGTCCTCACCGTCAAGAATCTTTAAATTCTCATCCGACAGGTTCCACACCTGGACCTTCGCAGTATTAGGGCTTTCAACATCGCATTTTTCAATGCTGAACGAAATATGCAGGACATCATCAATGGCATTATGGACATTTCCGATCTGGAATCCCTGCCCTCCTGCCTTCCCGCATTTTAACGTATAGGTCCTTCTGAAATTTTCGTTTGGCATTTATTCATCCTCCAGTTCTGCATTTGGGATGTACAGAAATTCAGCAGTCTTATCATTAAATGCCTGCCGGCCCACATGATCCGTGTCTGACAGGCATCCAAATATACCATCAGGGAGTTCAGTGTATGTGTAATAATGGACCAGCGGGAAATTTGGTACGATCTTTGTCATCGCTATAATAGGTTCGTCAATGGCCCGATACAAACCAAAACTCCAATAATCAAATTTTTCATTGTAGGTGAACCGGATCAGGTACTCTGTGCCGTCAATCGACAAGGATGATATGCTGTCATTTCTGTCTGGAACCTTTATATATATCATACAACCTCCTAAATGAATCCAAGGCCGTCCGCAACACCATACAGGATCGAACGGCCTTTCTTTGCATCACTTTTTTTATCATCAGCGCTTCCCAAAGAGCCTTCTCCCAGACCAGCACCGGGCTTTTCTGATGTTGTAGATGTTGATGCGGTTCCTGCGTTTGACTGCGTTTTTCCGCTTTTCAGGATATAATCGGGTATTTCCGCTGTTTCCCGCCTTGTAATACGGATCTTCTGTGCGGATATAGATATTTCTCTGGCATACCCGATTTCTCTGGACTTCTTGATCGAAAGACTGGTAATCCCCATATCCGTATATATGGTATCCGAGGTGACGATCTTCGCCAATTCCTTTTCAAGCCATTTCCGTTCGATCAGTTCGCAGATCTGATTCACACGGTCCATAGAACTTCCATGGCGGTACAGCCATGTTACAGGGGTATTGCTCACATACAATGTCATGCTGATGCTGATAGGGTCCAATATGATCGTATCAGATACCGGAAATCCGGACTCTACAGGATAAGCAGGCACTGTAGCAGATAAGCTTTTTGTTTCATCAACAAGGGCATCAAACTCGATTCCCCAGATACTTACTGGCTGTAATGATCGTTTTGCCATTCAAATTACCCCCTTGCATATTCAAGTGCTCTCGCCATCTCTGTAGTTGCATCAGTCGCGGATTTCTTCATGGCTCTGGAAACGTTCTTCTGAGCCTCAACGCCTCCGCCATTGTAGGTATTGTCAATGTTCACATTCTGCGTAACACTCGACCGGACATTATTCACCGCACCGGCAGCCGCAGTCCTTACATTTGCCGTGGCGGATTTGATAAGCATATCAATATCTCCTGCCATGTTCCTTACTTTATCAAGGACAAGATAATCATTATCTCCGATCCCCTTTGCAAGACCCTGCATAAAATCCGGCATCCATGATTCGTAGTCTGTCAACGGGCCTTCATCCGGAACGGAAAAATGCAGGAATGAGGTGATCTTCTCTGCGATCCCTTTCACCGCATCCCCAACCTTTCCGATCGCACCCTTGATTCCCTTCACAATGCCGTCAATGATATCTGAGCCCCATTTCACAGCGCTCTCCGGCAGGGATTTGATCCAGTTAATCGCAGCTGTAAGCCCTTCAACAATGGTAGTCTTTACGGTGGAAATCGCCCCAGTAACTCCAGCAACAATATTGTTCCAGATGGCTACAGCATATTCCTTTATCGTATCCCAGTTCTTATACAAAAGGATTCCGATTGCAATAAGTGCCGCTATCGCAGCTATCACAATTCCAATCGGACTCGTCAAAAATGCTATTGCTGCACCAAATGCACTCGTTACCGCAGCGCCTATGGTAGCCGCAGCATTCCATGCCAATGTTGCCGCTGTCATGGCACCTTGTGCGACTGTATCAGCTACTTTTAACGCAGTGGAAATCGCAAACTGTGCTGCTTGCTTTGCCAATGCCGCAGTCGATTGCACAAGGCTCACAACGAAATCCTTTGCGTATAGTGCATTCAAGTATAATGTCTCAGCCTTATCTTTGATTTTAGCTACTGTTGCCAGTGTCATTTGCTTTGTAAAATCTTTTAACTGCTTTATTGCAGAAACAAGCCTAAAACCACCATATGCAACAGCAAGTGCTTCTACCAGCCCTGTATGTTCAGTAATGAACCCTCCTAATTTGCCAAGTACTCCAAGAAGCATATCAATAGTTGATATGATGGCATCAAATACAGGTATTAAAAACTTCTTGATCTTACCAAATGCATTAAAGATAGCCTGCCGTGCATTATCTGCACCAATACCGGCTTTATCGAAAATGGTCCCAATCACAGAATCATTTCCAAGCAGGAAGTTGATGAAATCCTCAACGATCAGGGCCAGAACTACAATTACTCCTACGACCGCCAGTATCTTTAAGTTGGCAAGAGAGAACATCTTACCGATTCCGGCTATTAACTGCATGAACATCTTTGCGCCGGTTATGATCTTACTCCAGTTCATCACCAGGAAAAATGCTGCCGCAGTAATGGCAAGTATCTGCATCACATTATCTATGCCGCCAAGCCGTTCAACAATCTCCTTTGTAACTTCTACCCCCTTGGTAAATCCCCTCGACATCACGGAGGTCATACGGTCTATTGCAGGCTGCAATAATTTTACCAAGGCATGATACCGTTCCGTTGCACGGGTCAGCAATCCGTTTTCAGCTGTAAGGCTCTGAACTGCCTTTGTAGCTCCTTGGGCTAATCTGGTAAGTAGTTTTAATACCGAAACTGCCGGCTTCAAGAATGTGCTGCCTGTAGCTGCTTTTAAATCGATCAGCGATTGCTTTAGATTACCGAGTTGATTGGTCCAGGTGTCTGATTCTCTGGCAGCCTGTCCCAATGCTCCGGAAGCCTTATTGGCATCTTCAACCATCTTCAGCAACGTCAGCTGCTTCTGGTATTCCGACAGATCCTTAAAAGATTTTCCGTATAGCTCATTGGCTGCTGCATTTCGTGTGGTTTCCGTACAGGATAATCCCAGCGCAGCATCATTCTCATAATTTCCTTTCAGGAAAGATTGCAGTGATTCTGTGACACTCTCCAAAGACCGGTCATAAAACGCCGCCGAATCGGCTACTGCTTTCATTCCCCTGTCAGCAATATTTAATGCCTCTTCCTGCGTAGCACCGGTGGTTTTTGAAAAGGCGGCAATCTGGACAAAGCTGCCTTTCATACGGTTTACCAATACGCCGGTATCATCCGCTATGGATTCCAAACGGTCGGATGCATCACTTTCAATTTCTCCAAACACCTGTGAGAACTGAGACTGTAGCGCTTCTACATCTGCGGCTGCCTGAGCCAGATCAGACAGACCTTTGACAGAAAACACGATCCCGATCGCTCCAAGCAGCTTTGAAGCAAGGCTTTTTAATCCTTTAATGCTGCTCTCTGCATCTTTTTCGCTTTTCTTATCAACCTCAAACCCGAATGCAACCGCTATGTCCCGTATAGTCACCTAAGGCCTCCTTTCCAGTTCATAAGCACGTCCTTTTTCTATATCCATCTCCATTTCATACAGGGCATAAAGCTTTAGTGCTTCATCCAATGTATACACTTCTTTTAATTCCTGCATGGAAGCGATCCTTGCTTTGATCAGGATATAGCATCGGAGTTCCAATTCACTAAACTGCGAATAGTCGAACCTTCCGTATTTTACAAAACCTTTCTCGGAGTCTTCTTCGCCGCCGACTTTCCCTTGCCAGATAGGCCGGCGAACCTCTTGAAAAAACCGTTAAAATTCAGCTGGATCACATGGAAACAGAGTATAAACATATCCTGCACTTCCCCGCAGAACATTTCATTGATCAGGTTCTCGTCCAAGATCTGTCCTTCGGTTTCCCCGTCATCCCCGGTTACTTCCACCGCAATATGGCCGCCTAACAGTAATTTTTTCGTAAGGCGTTCTAACTTATCACCGTCGATAGCTGTGCAATTTGACATCGCTTCTGCGGCTTTCCCGGCATCAACGTCCATAAGATTTCCGCCAGCTCCGGCAAGAGGAGCCAGCGCACTTAAAAGGGGAGCCAGCACAGATGCCAGCTCCCCGGTAAGATTCGCTGCCTTAAAAGCTGCGAATGGTCTGATGTAAAAGTTATACTCACCGACCTTTTTCACGGTCGGCTCTACCTGTTTTAATGCCATAATCTACCTCCATTATTTAAACTGCCCTTTGCAGGCAATTTCCCATTCTCTGTTATTCTGGGTCTTCCCCCGGACAAAAGAAGCCGGCTTTGTAACCCAGCCGACTTCTGCGACAAACTTTTCTTTTCCAAGAATATCGTTGATGTTGATATTGAAGGTTCCATTTCCGTCCTTCTTATCCTTATCAAACATATTCTGTAAGAATGCGTTTGTAGGGGATGTCTGCAAAACAGCAAGCTTTACCGTATAGATTTCCGATGGATCAATGCTCCTTACAACCTCGCCATCAGCACCTGAGACGTAGCTTGTGCCGTCACCAGCAAACTCAACCGTGATCATGCTGTCATCTGCAAATCCAGAAACAATATGATTTCCAAGCGAACACGTTACTTTTTTGGGGTTATATGTTGTAGTCATCCGATCACCTCCTTAAAACGTCAAGTAGCCGTTGATCTCAACCAGATGGATTGCCCCGGATAACTTGGCACTGTACCGGAATCCGGTGATCTTGCGGCTCTTTCTCTCAGCTTCCGTAAAATCCTTTGCTCTGGGAACCTTTACTGTAAATCCTGGGACTTCATTGCCATCTTCGTCATATTCTGATGGGGCAATCCCTCCTACGGTCTGCCCTTCCAAAAGCGTTGCTTCGATAGCTCCCTCGATCAGACTGATCCCAGTATCCAAAAACGGCACTTTTTTATTTGACTTCATCACACGGAATACCCGTGTCTGCATCTGGTTCTTCAGCCAGTCACGGAACCGGATCACATCAATCCATTCCCCAGCCAAGACCATCCCTCCGATCGTAACATTACTTCCAGCGTAGGTCAGGTACTTGTTGATATTCGCCTTTTCAAGCTTTGCTTTTTCCTCACTGCTGAGGACAGAAGGCGTAATCTCTGCAATCTCTTTCAGATGCCATGTTTCAGATCCGGGGGCATATCCAAAACATTTTGCCATTAAGGCAAGGGCAGCAAACTGGTTCTCCTTCGGCTGGGATCCTGCTTCATAGCCATCTGCCTTTCCGGAAAACAGGCCGAATGTTCTGTAATAAGTGGTTTCTGTAACAGGACAGGAATCAATATCCGTATAGGAGAAACCAAATAACTTCTCATGGGCCTCGACCCATTTTGCTGCCAGCTTAATGTCGTTCGGATCATCATATCCGATCAGACATACTCCATAAAAACCGCACTCCGAATTGGCCCGATTAAGCGTATCCTCAATATTTTCGTAGGAATCTGGCTTATTTCTAATACACAAATACACGAACGATGGCGACGGGGTTTGGCTGAATGCTACATCAGCTGCAATATAGCCATCTTCCTCTTCCGTGTAACCATACTCTTTCAGTTCCTCTACTTTGCTGATCTTAATGGTTCCCTTAACGCTGGAATCTTCATCAGCTTTCGGTCCCGGAACAACAACGAGAATATTTCCAAAACTTTCGTCCCCGGAAATGGGGCTGGAAATATCTATGTTGCATTTCACAATATCATCAATGGGATTATTCTTCACTTTATCACTCCTCTTTTACATCTACATCTTCGATTACATAGTCTTCTGCATGGACCTGTTCATCAGTTCCGCCTCCGCTGCTGTTTGAATATTCGGATCCATTCCTGAGTCCAAACGGTCCTCCGGCCTCTTGGGCAAATGATACCGTAAACTCAGTCATAGCCCTATAACGGTATCTGCTGTCATTCTGAAGATCTGTCAGATCTCTTACGGGGGGATTCAGGGATATATCCATTCCCCAATCGGCGATCATATCCGTAATCTCATCGGATTCAATGAAATATGCGAAATCCATCAAATCCGAGGTAGCAGTATTTATGTAATTCCCAACTGCATGTTCTTCGACATTAACCGGCCTTCCCTTTGTGTACAGATTGACCTCCAAAATCGTTCTTTCGTGGTAAACCCGATTCAGCGCATCATCCACAACAGGAAATGCTGTTCTGTGAATGGGACCGCACTTTAATTCAACGAGAGGGGGTGCCGGTTTCGTATTCATCTGCTCCGACCAGATAACCGTCGCCCCCTGAAAAAACATACTGGTAAGGTCATAGATTTTTTCTTTGACATCATTAAGCTTCATCTGCGTTCCCCTAATCCGGATAAAGGCACTCTACAAAAGTGGCTGTGTAATGCCTGAGCGGAGTGTTCTCACTCAGCCTGCATGACCGGCACTCAAACCACTTGCCCTGAAACCACAGCCAATCTGCTTTCTGCTGATTCGCTTCATTTTCAACCAAGAGTTCTTTATCGCAAAAAACTTTTAACCGCTGTACGGATCTGGAACCTTCCGGCGAAGTGATCACTACGTCCTCTAACGTCTGTACGTCCATAGGGAAGGTTTTTTCTTCATAAGGTATAGTAGAATATCCTCTTTCAATTTTAGGGCGAGAATAACGCCTTAACAAATGAGGGCGCTTAAAAAAATTCATCAATCCTCACTTCCCTTCTTCCTGATCTCATAGTTTACCGACTGCCGCATCCTGCCTGTATCGATCAGTGGCTTACTGGAGCCTTTTTGCCTTATGGTAGATGCTGCATTCGGTTCATAGCTTCCTTCGGTTATCTTCTCCTGTATGAGGTCCTTCTGGAATATCCCTATCTCTTTCAGGATCTGTTCCGCTGGTACTCCTTTCACCAGATCCGCTTTTGTAGATTGCAGGAAACCATTTATCCTGTCTTCATTTTCATCCACGCTTTTCCGGAGAAACGGACGGGAGGGCATATTGACCGTGCCAAGCTCATTCCATGCTGCCACATCGCAGACATCCGTACCATCGTCCTCTGTGGCTTTGCCATGCTGGAATCCGATACGGACTTCCTTGTCTGCGAGTTCCTTTAGCATCTTCTGGAACCTGATACCGTCCGGTGTCATCCTGTCCCTGATCTTAACTCCCATAGCAGGGACCCTCACCAGCAGACACGATAGGGATGATCGCATTTCTCCTGAGCGTAAGAAACTCCAGGCCATATACGGTAAGTGCATACTCCGCATCGACCTGGAGGTTCGTCTGCTGGTTTGTGGTGTAGCTGATGGATGTTTCTCCTTCGGAGTATGACCCCACACTGAGAGAATCCGAAATCTTGCCATTCTCGTTGATCCCATAACCATTCATCTTCAATTTATGAGCGGTCAGATATGCCAGTGCTTTCTGATAAGAGCTTCCAAAGCGCTTCTCCGATATCTGGTCGGAGTAGAGTTTCAGGAATGTTTTCACACCATAACGGGCAATCTTTCCAGTGTCCGGGTTTATTTCATCATCATCCGGCATATCAGAAAATTCGGTTGCTACCAGCCGGAAGATTTCAAGTGCATCCATGCTGCTCACCTCACTGCTTCTTCAGTGCTGCCTTAACCTTCTTCAGAACATCTGCCTGATCCTTGCACTCAGCCGGATTGATGCCAAGCTCGTTTGCCATCTTTCCAAGAGCTTCCTCGCTGATCCCTTCAAGGGCAGCCAAACGGGCCTGCCGGAGTGCTTCTGCGTCCTCAGCCGCTTTCTTCGCAGCATCCGCTTCTGCGGCAGCCTTCTCAGCCTCGGATTTCTCAACAGATTTGGGCTTGCCAGTGATCTTGGCAAACCCATTCCTCTTGTACACCTCCAGGATCGGACTTGTCTCATATGCCTCCGGGATATCCTTTGTTTCTCCGGGGAGCACTGTTACCTCACCGATCCCAATGATCTTACCGTTTGAAATATTTTCAAGCTTCATTGCCATGTCCTCCTTCTCTTAGATGCCGGTTGCGATCAGCGCAGACAGCGGATAGTATAATACGATACCAGCCACACGCTCCTCGCAGGGGACGATCACTTCCAGATTGCGGTTCTGTAATGGATACTGATAGAACGCCATGGGAACCTCCAGGCTGAACTTATCAGCGCTGTTGGTAAACAGCAGTGCAACATCCGAGTCATATGGGTTGGTTGATTTGTTTGTTGCGGAAAGTTCCGGTGCGGAGATGATCTCCTTCAGATACGGTGCGTTCTCTAACAGGAACTTCTTAACCGTATATCCGGTGTTCGGGATCTGCCGGGTGGAAATGTCGATGTACTGTGCAGGGGGGATAGCCAGAGTGTCGGCTCTCTCCACATCCTGAGTGATCTTGGACTGATATGCAAACATACCGTTGATGTCTGCCAGGATTTCAGCAGCAGACTTATCTTTCCATGCGGTCTTGGAAGAATCTACGGTTGCCACGGTGTATAACGGGACGTTATTATCCTTGGACAGAATGCCCATGATGTTATGTTCCTTGTCACCGGCAAAGGCGATCTCGTTGGTCTTGCGGTCAATGGCATAACGGGCCGCTTCTGCCTTACGGGTATCCAGGCTCTTTCCTGCCATGCGGCTGGCTCTCATTTCCTGAATGGAATAACCGTAGCTGTCGCCGATGGATTTGATCATCGCCGTAGTCGGCCGGCCCTTTACGTCAGCTCTTGGAAGGTCGGTGGCATAGTTGCTGATGATAACCGCCATACCGGTCTTCTCGTAGCTGTAATAAGTCATGCTCTCCGCTCCCTCCGGCACCTCATGGGTGATAGGGAAGTTGTTCAGAGCTGTGAACTCCGGATAGATCTTGTCATAGGACTTGGACTTGATGTAGTCCAGCTCTCTCGCAAAGAAAACAGATGCATCTTCAACGCCGTCAAAGTGCATCTGCTTATTGGTTGCCAGAGTAGGTGTGATGTTGGATGCCATCAATGCGGCGAAATCCGCCTGGTCGTAACCAGCAGAAGGCATTTCTGGATTGTACTGTTTGCTCATTGTCTTTTATCCTCCTCTTACATTCTGATCTCAACAACAGCGATGCCGTCATCCTTGGCATTGCCAAAAGTGGCTCCGATATCAACATTGCTGCCTTCCGTATGGGTGAACGTACCGGCATCCTTTCCGGTAACTACAACATAGGCCTTTGCTCCGTAGGCAGGTTCAGCATCGGATGCAAGTCTGCACCATACCCGGCCTTTACGTACAATGCCGACAGATGCACCTTTTTTTACAACAACGTGTCCGTTCATATCCTGTTCTGTGTTTGCTGCCCGAAGAACGACGCCCTCGATTTTATCAGCAGTACAGCTTGTAGCAGGAACTTTTACGTCTGATCCAGCATTAGTTCCGATCATTGCCGCCATACCATATTTGAGGACACCATCCGCTTCCTCGTTTTTACGGGTGATAACTTCATCAAAGGCGATATCGTACTTGCCGCCTGCCACACCCTTAGGTGTGGTGTAACTGTAGTCTAACTGTGCTGCCATTACTCGTTTCCTCCTTCTCTTTCGATCATTCTCTGCCTTGCAGTTGCCGCCATGGATCCGCCTGCACTGTCAGCTCTCTGCTGAGGTGCAGAGCCTCCGGTCATCTGCCGTCTCTGGTAATTGACATCCTTGCGTTTTCCAGCTTCATTTACTGCCAGATCATACATGGCATCAATATAGGCTGTGTTCTTTCCATCCAGCCTCATGTCTGGGAATACCTTTGCAATGATAGCTTTCTTGCCATCCATGATAGATTTATCTTCCAGACCATCCATATGGAGCTTATCTCCCATACGGCAGATACTGAGCCGCTGCCGGAAGATGTCATCCGCAGCATCGGCGTTCATGGAGCCAGACTTATCATCGGAGCTGTCTGCGTTATCCTCCTTCTCCTCAGGTCCACATCCTGCCCCATCTGCGGCATCCGTGGATTCTGTGGCTGGAACTTCTGATCCTCCTTTGAGGACTGACAACAGCTCCTCTAATGCGCAGATAAGCCTGTCTTTTCCTCCGCCATCTTCCTTTTCCGGTTCCGGAGTTTTAACTGGTTCTGCCTCGCTTGAAGCTGGGGCGGTTTCTCCAGCCGGTAAAGCAGGCGTTTCCACTGCACTGCCCTCTTTGCCGATACCATCACCGGCAGCGGCCCCTTCTTCAGGACCACTACCCTTGGAAGATTTGTAGGCATTGATCGCTTCAACCAGTTCTTCCGGTGTCATCGCAACGCTGTCACTTCTTGTTGCATTTTTCATTTTCCTTCTACCTCCTTTTGGTACTTTTCTATCATCCAACTCGACTTTCTTGCCATCGAGGTTAAGATGCGATTGTTCCCCGGCTCTTGCTTTATCTACGATCGCCAGGTGGTTGATGCGGATGTTCGTCTGGATGGCATCATATTTCTCGCCATTCCATTCGCCGGGTTCTTCTATGAGGTCCAGATTGTATCCGAGGCTCAGTTCCCGGTATGGCGTCCTTTTCACCTTGTCAATATCGTGGATGACAACCTTGCATCTGACATCTTCACCATCCCGGAATCCTTCACTGATGATCGTGCCGACAATTTCCTTCATAACATTGTTCTTGTCAATTGCCCCGGCATCATGTGTGATAATTACCGGCTTCCCTGCATATGAAGCAAGGGACTGCTTATCAAAAACGTGTTCCGGCAGCCGCAGCTCCCTTCGGACTCCGCCATCCGGCAATCCATATTCAAAGATTCCCGTAGAGGTAACAATCGGCGTATCATGCAAAAATCCCTGCTCGTTGAAGTAGGTACTTCCGGCAGGGATGCTGTCAATCCTTGTTACCCGTTCCAGTTTTGGTGGTTCTCTGCTTTCCATGTTCCTTTCTTCCTCCTGCTCTTCTCTTTGCCGCCATCTTCTCCTGTCTGGCTACCCTGCTGATGGCGATGTCTGCTGTCTTGTCCGGATAGCCTTCCTTATTGCTCATCTTCTTCGCCGCCCGGTTCAGCGGCAGGTTCTGGATCCGTCATCATCAGTCTGGTAAGCTCGATCGCCAGATTCTGGATATGCTCCACCTCATCCAGACGGATGCTGGCAAACTGCATTGCCACCGGCTCCATGCCTTCGGTTTCCGAAATGCTGGAAATCTTGTCTGTGTAGCTGATAACTGCATCTGCCTCCTCTTTAAGAGCCTGACAGATGTTTTTGATTGCTTCATCCATTTCCCTAACCTCCATTCTTTTTTATGGTTATCTTCACCGGTTCTTCATCCACAAACGGCAGATTCATACTGCGGTTAAAGACTGGCCTGCCAATACAGCGGCATTGGTAATCCTGCCCTGGGTGGCATTTCCGCCCATCTGAGTTGACGGGAGCATCGTTCCATGAGAATTTCCTGCCGTTCAGTTCCCTGTGGCTGCGCCTGACACGCTCATCGCCGGAAGTAGACCAGATGTACTCTGTCACCCCGGCATCAAGCTGCTGTGCTCTCTGTATCTGTCCGTTCAGCTTCGCTGTCTGATCCCGTGCAATGAGTTCTGCCCTCCGGCGGCTGGAACCATATACTTTCCGGATTTCCTTCACGATACGGGTGGTGGTCTTTCCATTGGCAAAGCCGTCATATACGATATCCCGCATCTTATCCAGCGTGTTCTCCGGAATGGTCTTGATCAGGCCGACGTTTTCATCAATCCACTTCGCAAGCTCCTTTTCAAAAAAGCTCCCAAGGTAATAGTCCTCCCGGATGTCGATACCAAGGGTAGCCTTGATCGCCCGTTTCCATTCCTTCACTGTCAGCTTACGGTTAAGATGTGCCAGATTTTCCAGCTTACGCCGCAGGCCAAACCCTATTGTTCTGGCAATGACATTATTCTTGATCGTGTTGAATATGCCGGTAATCGCCAGCTGCAAATCGGTGGCAGAATCATTTCTCTGGTTCTTCACATCTGCGTCCCGTTCCTTCTTGTAGGCTTCCTTCAGCTTTGGGAGCTGTTCTTCCAACTCGCTTTTAAGGATCGCCATATAGGCATTGGTGGTTCGGACGTACTCCCGTTCAGCAGATAACGGGATCTGCGGTTCATACTTGCTTTTCAGCGTGTCATGCCCGTAGAACTTCTTCCCGACCTTTTCCATCAGCATCCTGTTCATCTGACGCTCATTCACATTCATCACCACCTTCTCCAAAACAAAAACAGCCCATGCGGATCGCACAGACTGTTCATGGGCTTCTATTCGATTTTCTCACCATCACTGCCAGATCTATATCTCTGCATCAAAACCGATTGCTCTCAGTTCCTCACTCTCAAAACCATTGGCTTTCAGTAATCTCTCAGCTGTTTGTGCATCAACAAACTCCAAAACAAGGTTACTAAGAACATCTACCATTTTCTCTAACTGCTCTCTGTTTAGTTCATCCATATAGCCATCCTCCTTTAATCAGTGGTTTTACGGTTTGTTTTAGCGTAGGCGTATCGTAACAGTACCTCCACCGTTGTCAATAAGATTTTCCATAGAATTACTGATTTTTATTTGATGACCATATATATCTTTTATATGGTTACGGTATACGGTGACGGTATGGTCAAGGACAAAATCCGTGACAGTCACGCCAAAAAAGTGTGACTGTCCGTAGGACGCATGAAAAAATGTAGGAAAATAAAGGCTTTCAGCAATTTGCGCTGAGGTACAAATGCAAAATGACCCAGGTACAAAATTCGATTTGACCCAGGTCATTTTTTATCTGTCACATTTTTTTATTCGGACTTTCTGTGTGACCGTCACGCTCCAAAAAGTGTGACAGTCCATGCGACATATTTCTTTTATGGCATGATTTCTGCAATCCCTTTTGCGAGATTTGCTGCTTTCTGCATCAACGAATTTTCCTGGAGATATTCCAGCCCTTTCATCGTGATCCTGACATCTGATACCGACAAACTGACTTCTCCATCAGCAGACCGCTTTACTCCGATGCCGGTTATATATCCTTCATTTACCAGCATCTGCATTATGGCAGCCCACCTCTGTTCTGTGATTCCCAGCTTTGAGGTGGATATGAAATCAATATCTGCCTCATCGTAATCCATGGCCTTTTCCAGATACCGAAGGATGCGGTAGATTGTTTTGAAGTTATCCATATGTGCCTCCTTCATCATTCCTCATATGGCAGGTCGATAATGGAAGAAGCCATGTGATAATCTTCTGTATCACAATAGTCACAATTACCCCCATTTTTTTCGCAATCAAGCAGTTCGTCTGTTTCTATTTCAAAACAATCCTCTCTGACCTTATTCCATTGCTTTCTGTCCATTTTTTGCACATCAGATTTTGTTATTCCAAATTTTCCTTCAAGAAAGTCCAACTGCTTTTTGCTCAAACCTACTTTCATGTTGAATCCTCCAATTTAACAACTGAAACTATTTTTCCTTCCGGGGATACTATAATTCGTGTTCCGTTATGCTGATAACATTCAGCGTCTGGATTTTTCTTATTTCCTGAATACCGTATTCCAGCCCCTGTAATTGCTTCTTTTACATCATCTACGCTATATCCTCTTTTTTTCATACGATATGCTGCGTGCCCTGAAACACTTTTTATTTCTATTCCACCAACAGTTTTTGTCCCCTTCAATGCCTTACTGTATTCATTGGCTGCCTTAAAATCAGCCTTTGCTCCAGAACTGCCAGATGAACCACCAATATTTCCAGGTCTTCCACCATGCCCGAAATTTCCAGAGCCAGAGCCGCCGTCTTGATTTGTTCCTACAACAATCGTATCAGTAGAATTACTGGTTGTCAAATTATTTCCAGAAAGTAAATCCACCAGCATATCCAAGCTATCCTTGAACGGAGGGAATAGCTGTTCATTCATCAGTTCTTCGAGTGACAACCATCTTTCATCCATCATTTCAGAGCCATCAGCTTCCGGTGTTCCGGAGAATTGATCGGTAAAGTATACCATAGAAGGCATGTACTGCCCTGAGGAGCCTTTGTATTGGCCCAAAGGTAGAAGATTAAGGGGTACGATGTTAAACTCCTCTATTGCCTCTCTAACGGCTGTTTCTTCCGGTGTCTCATCATCTTCTGCATGGCCTCCGGGGCCGCAGATCCCTTCATTGTTTCTTCTGGAAGCACATAGGATTTTTCCGTCCTTGATGATGATGACTGCTGCTGCCGGGAAATCTTCTCCATCCTCATTCGGGAGTTCTATGTCGATCTTCTCTCCAACATTGATCTCTTCATCACCAGTTCCAACTACTTCAATACTGATAATCCCAGCATCATCATCCTTCTTCTTGTCAATATCCGTTCCGGCAATCTCGATCAAATCACCGGTAGAGAATACCGACTTCGCCGGATCATCCGTAGTCTGGGACAACTCAAAAACATCATCCGGCAGATCGAGGTCATTATCGGAGATTACCTCCTCAATCTCAAATTCGTCTCCAGATGCCAGTGACTTCCGTGCCTCTGATGGATCAAGCACATTGCTGTCCATGTAAATCTGAGCCGTCTGGGCTTTGGTGTATTCCGTCTGTGCCTTTGTCTGCTCCACATTTGCCTTCTCTGTATCAGACATGGACCATAGGGCAGCAAATTTCATCTTATACTTCGGAACTTCCGGTATTGCTCCTTCCAATGCTCCCTGCTTCAGTATCAGATCAATAACAGTCCGGGCGTTTGCCTTCATGTTCTGCTTCTGGATGTTCTCCACCATGTTGTAGTAGTTCTCAAAATCACTTTCGCCGGTGGAGTTCATTCCTGCCGGGGACCGCCCGAACAGAATCGTTTGTGGGATATCCGTTACTGCCGACAGCATATTGCAGGTAGCGTCAATTACATCTTTGATGCCAGACATCTGCAAAGTCTTGAAATCATAGTCCTCGCCGTCCGTATCGATTGCAATGGAATTTAAAATGCCCCTTGCCATATCAATGACCTGGAGCCTTTGCAATACCTTATTCTCGCCATCCTCTGTACTGAGCATATTCGCCAGATTCTTCATCTTGTAGATTGCCTGAACCGAGCGTTCCAACAGCTTCACACCATCTTCGTGAGAAGTGATGCACTCTCTCAACGCCCGCTTGATCTTGACATATTCCGGGATTCCCCAATACCGATAAATTGCATTGGTGGTCTGTTCCGGAAGCCTGCCATTCCTGAATATCAGGCATCTGCTCCTATGTACACAGAAATATCCGTAGATGCTGAACACCTGATAGTATTCCGGCTCTCCAAATTTCTTCTTGCTGTTCAGTGTATCCATGAAATGAAAATGATACATCGAACTGTAGTCCGGCTGGACGATTGCTCTCTCAAACACCCTGAGCTCTTCGATGCTTCTTACATTGTTCCAGTCAAGAGGTTCTTCAAGTCCCCTACCGTCATCGACAAGCATCACAATGATTGAGCCGCCATAAAGTCTCGCCCACTTTTCAGCAGTAGAGAATTTCTCCTCCAGTTCCAATGCATCCATCCGGTCATCCACATACTCTGCAATGCTTTCATCGCCATAGTTGATGTCAAACCCGTGCTTTACGGCTTCTTCTGATGGCCGGTCAATGATCTTCGTAAACAGGCCGTTCCCTTCGTAGAGCCGTATGAGTTCCAGATCATTTGAGATAATCTCCTGATTATACTGATATGCTGTGGAGTTGTCCTGTGCGGTTCCGTATTTATTGAGCATATTGCTATAACCATCCTGCCGGAACTTGTCCTGGGTTCCTTCGATGATTGCGGCTCCCCTTTGCAGTTTCAACCGCCGATCCAGCATAGCTTTCTGCTGTTCATTCATTTCTTCCGCCGCCTCCTTCCTTATAGCAAATTATCAATGTTAAAGCCCATGCCAAGTGTTATCTCGTTGAATGCTGAACTGCTGGCATCAACCATATCTTTAAATTTACTTTCTGGGAATGACTCTAACTGATTAAGATATTCTTCGTTCCATTCACCGGCAACCAGATCAAACATTCCATGCTGCCATTGCGCCGCCATAGGCTCAGCCCTGGTTGCTTTATCTCCGGACTCCGGTATCATGCAAACATCAAAGCCCGCAAGCATCTCCATGTAGGATGCCTTCTGATCTTTTCCAGCTTGCCCTGGGTCCTGTGGCAATCTTTGCCTACACCAAGCGTACTTCGCATTATCCATCTTGGCTGTCACCAATACAGTTCTTCGTACATCACCAGCTTTCAACTGACGATTGATAACATCAATGATGACAAACCTTCCATTCTCTCTTCTACCCATGAGAACGCCAGCGGTAAATGCAGCTTCGTCATTTTCATCCTTGTCTGTGGCAGCCAAATCCCAGCCTCGGCATACAGCAACCAGATCTTTCGGTATTTCTGCAAGAATTTCTCCTATCTGGCTCCGCTTAAAGAACAATCCTGCCGCTGGTTTGATTTTCCAGTTTCCATACAATAATCGTTCTCTTTCCACAAGGGGCAATGCCTTTAAGTTTGCAAGATACCCCGGATTCCTCTTCATTAAAATTTGATTGTCCTGAAGAGTACTGGCTATGAATGTAACACTCTTAATATCATCTGAATCCACACCCCGGTCTATCAACGCTTGTCTGGTGTCTTCCCATATCAGTTCATCATTGATTCTCACCAAATACCGGATTTTCCCACTTCTCTCCGGTATTGGGTATCCGGTGTCTTGATTTATCCACCATGCAATGAAATCTGCTACCCATGAATCCGCATCTGGATTGCACGTTGCTCTAATGTAAGGCTTTATATTCGCATCAGAACGGTTTCTGGACATCATGTAGAAAAACTGATACCTGGTAAAATGTGTCAGTTCATCGAATCCTATCATTGTAATCTGAGAACCTTGCCAACTTTCGCAGTCATCATCGCTGCCGAGATGTGCAAAGTTCACACTTGCCCCACTTGCAAATTCCCAATGTAACTTTGGAGTTTTCCGGGGTTCCGCATCTCGAATATTTTTATATAAAGCCCTGCTGGAGTCCCACAAGCCTCCTTGTGCTGTTACCTGTGTGTAATTCCGTCTAAAGATAACTGCACCATAATTGCCATTGTTCTTGTGTCGCATCGCCTCCATGAGTAGCCCATAGGTCTTTCCGCCTCCGGCAGCTCCTCCATAAATGCAAATATCCGCAGATGTTGCTAAGAATTTCTCCTGTGGTCCCGGCTGTGGCTTAATAATAATCCGCTCCTTACTCATGCGGATCACCGTCCCTTCCGTTATCCGGAAGATAGAATACTACATCATCCTCAGTGTCGATCACCTCTTGCTTAACGAAGTTTTCCGGGTTCCTCTTGTACAGATTAGACTTTCTATTATTTAGCCAATACATCTGTGCAAGTACATCTGGAGGACACTCTTTTTCTACTGTTCTTACTTTCAAAGGTTTTCTATTCCCGTCTGCATCCATCTCCAGTACCGTCTCCTTTTCTGTGTACCGGTATCCGATGGCACGCTCATACAATTTCTTCTCCACTTTCGCATCCGCCTGGTCCTTTCCGGCTGTCAATGCTATCATGAAACTTTCATGGTCCTTCTTCCATCTATTCAGTGTTCTGACCGATATTCCGAAGGCTTCAGCTATTTCCACATCGGTAGCACCTTTTATGGCTAAGGACCAAGCCCAGTCATCGTGGTATGCCTGGTTATATTTCAACGGTGCTGCCATGCTTTATCCCTACTTCCCGGCCAGGTACTCAGCTGCCAGGTATTCAATGGCTTGCCATTTATTCTTAGAGCCTATCACGCCTTCGTCTGCCATCTTTTTTACTGCTTCCTGAATAATTTCTGCCGCTTCCGCTGGTACAGCGCTACTGCCAAAGATGCTTGTCAACTGTACCCACTCACTATCTTCTGTATATCCAATGTTCTCAAACATCTGCTCCGTACACTTAATCATGGCATGAATGGCAGCACCAGTATTCTTTACATTGGCGAACTGCTGGTACTTTGTGAGCGTTTCAAGGAATGGCTTATACTGTTCTATATCAGCAACGCCGAGGAAATCCGGTTTTGTACTTTCCAGTGCATCAATGAGCTTCTGCAAATCTGCAATCTGATGAGGAAGGAAAGTAAACGTCAGGTTCTTCCAGTCAAATTCCACTGTCGGAGAGAGATACTTTTCCAGTTCTGCCTCCGGTTCTGCCAGAATATCCTTTCCCGCATAACTCTCTATCATATCATCCACATCTTCCAGCATCTTAGCCAGTTCCTTCAATGTGGATTGGTCATCAAATCCGCTGATCGCATTGTGTGCAATCTGCTTTGCCGCAATCTTAGAACGATTCAAGCCGCTTACATCCAAGATAACAAAGAACTCCTTGATTCCGGCATCTTTTCCAGAACGTATTCTGTGATGTCCTGAGATGATTTCAATTCTGTTGCCGCCTTCCGTCAACGCACAAAAAGGCAGCGATTCCAGCTGACCTCTTTTCTTGATATTATCCGTCAACTGCCGCTGCATTTCATTTTTCATAATCCTGGCGTTTATGTCCTGTTCCCTGATACATTCAGCCGGGACTCTTGCGATAATCAACCCAGAACCCATATCAGCTATTTGCTCATATCGGATTTTGCTTTGACTTTCGCTCTTTCCTTCTGCCATTTATTTTCCCTCCTCAACCATTCTGCCAGCGTTTCTTTTTCTGTCCGGTCCTTCAGTTCTGATTCGTAAGTCAACCGGAATCCCATCTTCGGATCAGGAACACGCTTTGTCAATTTCATAACTCCACGCATTTCCTTTGCTTCCGGATACTTCGTCATCTGAACCGTCTTCAGGTGTCCGACTTTTTCTTTCTCCAGATCTGTGCATATCTTATACACAAATTCTCTGTTCTGAGCCAGCATTGTCAACAATCTTCCCAGACGATACTTAATATGTGGAACCGTCATACCATACATCAAGAAAAGAGCATCTGAAACCTGAGTACCAAATGCTCCCATCGTGAGTGCTGCTTTATCAACACCGAATACACCGGCTATTTTTCCATCAATCAGAACTGCTATGTTGATCGGTGCAGACGAACCAACAAAGTTGTGAGTCCACAACTGGCGGTAATACTGTGCCTCCGCTCTCTCAATCTGGCATAATTGCACCTTTGTCTTTTCTGTGATTTCATAATCCCTTGGAAGCATACTGCATTCCAGACAACTAAGTTTGCTTTCGCCCGGTCTGGCAATCTTCTTTCCGTTAGCCAAAGCTGTTGCCTCTTCTGGTCTATTAGCAGTGAGATACACATTTATCCCGCTCCTGACACCATATCTGGCAAATACTGGCTCCCCAGCCGTCTTGCCCGGTTCGTTTTCCTCATAGCAAAGTACCAAACATTTTGCATCCTTGCACAAATCCATGAACTCTTGTAATCCCGTCTTCGGATCAAAGATTCCATACTCTGGTTCCTTCCAAGTCATCATGCCTCCGGTGTCATAATACTTTTCAAACCCAGCAGCATATGTCGGCGGATTCGCAATGATAATGCAATGTTCGTCATTCAGCACTTCTTCCATGTGCTTCCACATATCCAACGCTCGGTAATTCATGCCGTTCAAGATTCCCTTTGCCCGTTCCAATTGCTCCCGGATATTCTTAATATGTTCCTCTCTTCTGCTCGCCAGATCCAGCATGAAATTGTAGAAGTATTCCTTCCCGGCGTTCTTCACTGTACTAAGATACTTCCACGCATACATTGCCACCGCCGGGTCTAGCAATTCTTCGTCGCTAAATCCTTTTGCATGAATCTCCAGCTCATCCAATGATCTCCCTGTGACAGCGTATCCCATGATGGAAGAAAACATGGATACGTCCGACGATTCTATCTCGCTTGGTTTGAATCCAGATTGTACAGCCAGATGTGACATAGCAAATGCTCCTGCGCATGGTTCCACAAATTTTGTATATCCGTTCCCTCTGGCGTTCTCCAGCAATACTTTTAAAAATTTCTGCTCTGACGGAACCAGCGTACACATAAAAAACGCTCCCGGATTCTGAAACATCGCCATTTCCTTCCCCTCCTTCTTGTCTGTATATTTTATTGCCCGGAACTGTAAAGCCTCTGGATTCCACTGTAAAGCATCCCAGGCATAAGAAAAAAGCCGTTGTATAAACCAACCGCTTTACACTTTCGCAACTTTGTTGTGCATACTTACCAAACAGTAATTTTATATTCCCCGTGATTGGAGAGACCTTTACTGTCACATTGCACAAATCCAAGGCATAAGAAAAGCCCCACCCATTTCTGAGTGAGGCATTGTTTTTGGTCCGCCGAGCAGGAATCAAACACTGCGTCCTCCCGGTAAAGAGCCGGGTGCTTTAACACTAAGCTATCAGCGGTTAGGTATTGTAATTAGGATACATCGTGCGGTACAAATCACCCATGAACGATAACTGTTCATATCCGGGCGCTTCCTCTATCCGCTTCTGTTCCTCTTTCTGTCTCTGCTTTGTTCCGGGGTCCGGTGACGGGTCTGGAAGCTCTTCTATCTTCTGTCCCGTCTTTTCGTACCACCATTCAGCAAAGACTAATCTATGGCACCATTCATCAGGTTTCCGGACATCTTCATAGCAGCAAAGCACTACGTCCTTTCCTTCATCCAGATAAGACTGAATGATAGCCCCGATAACTGGGTATCCACTCTTTTCCAAGTGTTTGAAGTATGGTTCCCTGAATCTCACTCTATCATTTTCATTCCAGAGATATCTTGGCGGCGCTACCTGTATGATGTCGCCGGAAATCCTATACTTCACCGGGAACCTCGGCATACTCCGGACAACTCCGACTACCGTGTATTCCCCTGTTTCCAACTCTTTGTTACTAAATCTGCTGGTATACAACTTTGGCATTGTTCTTATTCTCCCTTCCGTAGATGCTGACTAACGTTTCAATTCCTTCAGCAATTCTCTCCTTCGTGTTTTCACCCAGGGATAAGTAGAACCTTTCATGTACCATACATTCATACGCTTTCTTCATCCGTAATGACTGCTCTGGTGTGATACCAAGCCGGAAGTCCTTTGCAATCCTCAGCGCTTTCTTGTACTGATGTTCAGCAACTAAACTTCTTACCATGTCACTCTTCCGAATCATTTCCATCGCCCCCATTTTTTTACCATTTGGTAATTTTCTATATCTTCATTCTATCCCTTTACCGTCTGGTGTCAATCAGAAGCCCTTTATTTTTAAGGAGTGACACATGAGTTGTTCACGGGTTACATATTACCATACGGTAAGTTGAACTGTCAATGCCCTCGTTTTGCCCTTGTAGCTGTCCTGTGGTTCAATTCTACCGTTCAAAGCCATCAATTCCAAAGATAAGAGCTGTCAAGCGCTTACAAGCTGCTTTAATGTCCTTGTATACGGTACGCTCATTCACAAATTCTTCTTCTGCGATCTCCTGCACTGATTTCGGCACTTTATTCAGGTATACCCCCTCAATTACCCTCCAGCGGCGCTTCTCCTCATTATACGGGGACTGCTCACAGCTTTTTCTATACACTTCCAGCATGGTATTCACATGGTTCATGATTACTTTGGTCCTCATTACCCCTTTCTCGATGCTTTCTATCCTCCCATCTTTGTCTGATTTCCTCCCCTCCATCAGTTCAATAATATCCACAATATCTTCATCCAGCTCCTCATAGATTCTGTATATCGCCCGTTCCTCATAATCGGAGAAATCCCGGTAATGTTCCAAGAGGAGCTTTGTATTCCTGTATCTCTTATCGAACTTCGCTTTCTCTTCTTCCTTTACTTTCTGCTGGTAAGTATTGGTTGCCACCTCCGCAGCTATTTCCGCCGCCTTCTCCGCAATCGCCTCCAGCATTTCCTTACTCAGTGTCTGTCTTCCGCCATTCTTTCCCATCGGTAAAATCCTCCTTTTTGCTGATTGCGTTTTCCCCGCACTTCTGCTACAATATGTTTGCGAGACACATTGAGGATGGCCTTACCGATGGGCTGTCCTTTTCTTTTTATCTTTCTATTCTTTCCGTCTTTTCTGGATATTTCGGACAGTTTTCATCTTCTGGATCTCCGCAGAGACATTCGCCACTATTGCTGTCCTGGTACGAACAATGCCAACACTGGAAGGATTTATATGCTTCCTGCTTTGTCATTTTCTCCTCACTTCTCGCATGTTGCAAAATGGGAGATATACCCGATTCCGTCAGCAACCTCCAGACTGCATTTCTCTCCGGCAATTACCCTTCCGTCCTGCGTAACGATTCTCTCTTTTCCTCCCGGAACCGCACGATAGCTTATCAATTCTGGATTTACCGGCATATTCTTTTCGGCTGCTGTCCGAATCCATAAGATCCGGTCCCCGCAATTTCTGCAATTTCCAAACGGATTGTCAGCTCTCACTGTTCCTCGCCTCCTCCAATGACAGTTCTGCTTCTTCTCTAGTTAAAAACACTCCATTTCCTATCTCGCTACATACTTCACAAAACCGAGGGACTATTCTCATTCCATCATCCGAAATAACAATTTCCTTCACACTGTCTTCAAATATTGCTTCTTTGCCAACACACAATTCGCAGTTTTCAGCATCAAACGGACAGTTATCTGCATACGGGCAATAGTACCCTGTTGCTGTTCCAGGTCCTCCACAGCAATCATAAAGCGTTCCGTCCAACTGAGGTGGAATATGTTCGCAATCACAGATAACAAAAATGTCATCTCCTATACCGCATGGTAATTCTATCAATCTTCCTTTTTTCATCCAGATAGTCATAATGTTTTAATCTATTAAGATTTAATTCGTTCTCATTATTCATTCTTCCGCTCTTCCTCCTTAAACTTTATTCCATACACCCGATACATCTCTTCAAATTTAGCCATTCCTACAGTATGCGCCTCTGTATGATGGCTTCTGCACAAACATATCTTCCGATGGTTAGAGTCATTCACCTTTTCCCGATCATTCCCCATCCCGATGCTGTCTACATGATGAATTTCCCCATATCTTCCGCAAATAGCGCATCTTCTGTTCTTCAAGCAAGCCCATAGGTAATGATCTATGTCATCTGTCCGGTTACTTCCGAAATCCATCAACGGAATACCCATTTCAAGTGCCAGGTCCAACATAGTATTGATAAACTCTCTGGCTGTGTCCATTGTGCAGTCTGAAAGAGAGAACTCTTTGCAGCCAGTCCGTATAATATGTTCCAGCTTCAATCTCTCTTTCATTTCCTCCGGTGCATACCCGGTAAAATCTGCAATATCCCGGATTGTGGCGTATGCTTTCTTTCTCTGCTCTGTGCTGATATGCCTTCCATCATCCAGCCAAACCATACAATCTCTAATCCTCTTTTTTACTATTGTCTCTTCCAGATGCCGATCTGGAATGAATATTTTCAAATGAGTACCCTCCTGGTCCGGCTTGTATCCTGTTATGTCTGCGTACTCATACATCCAGGTCCTCCTCAGTTCCGTTTCGTACGAAAAAATAATCTATCAACCGGAGATAGCTCCAATAGCTTTTTCATGTACTTTTTCCGGATACGCTTTTTCTTATGGTGGAATGCGTATACCCGGTATCTTCTGATTAGCTTCTGTTGTCTATCATATTCTGATCGCACTGGCTTCAAAGGTTTCTCTGGTATGGTAATAGGCTCTGATGCTTTATGGATGCCATCTAGTGCTTTTTTAGGACTTCTATGAAGGAATTTATTGAGTATGCTTCTTAAAGCCTCTGTAATTCTCATATAATGCCTCCTTTTTTCTGGCGGCTCAGCCAAAAACTGAACCGCCGCCGTTTTATTCTGCGTCCTCATAGCCATATCCATCATCTTCGTAGTAACCACCAAAAGGCAGGTCCCCTGGAGCAATATCCTCTTCTGGAGGATTCATTTCATCAAAGGAATTGGACTTATCTTCCACCGCTTCGTTATCGCTTTCAGGAGTTTCTTCGCCTTTTTCTGCCTCCAACTCTTCACATTCTTCACCAGAAGGCCCAGGCAACGCTACAATCTGCTTTCCTTCGAGAGCTAACTGCCCTTCTCCTTCCCTACAATCACCTTCAGTATCATTGACGCACTGAAAGTCAGCATCAAAGATTGACCTCTGAGTGGTGTTGGCAATCGGCTTAATAGCGAACTCTTTCAGTTCATCATCCCAAACCATTTCCATTCCTTCGTAGTTGATGCAGCCCTTGGCCTCGTTCTTAATTTGCATCATAGAACCAACTTTGTGTGTAAATGTAGGAGATAACACCTTTCTGGTTTCACCTTCGATATACGGATCCGTATTCTGGATAAGCTCCTGTTTAAGTGAAATATCAATCTTGATCGTAACGCTGCCTTCAAGGCTTCCCTTCTCGACCATATTCTTCAGCAACTTCTGCAACACACGGTCTGCATCACGTTGCATTCCTTCAAATGCACTGTCGGCAATATGTAAATTCTTCTCAAATCCTTCCATGTCACTTTTCCTCCTAATTTATCACCATAATCGCCAATGCTATAACGCTCACCATAAATCCAGCTGTAAGATTTATGGCTCTGTCCTTGTCTTTCTCACAAATCATCCCTAGCCCGGTAATCACCGCCAAAGCTGCAACCAACACTTTCATTGCTCTTCACCTCCAATCTGCCGGATGATTACCTCTACTCTTGGTTCTTCTGAAAAGAACTTTCGAACCTGGCAGTCTACAATCTGCGTATCATCCTTATATGCCACCTGATTGAGAGCATCGGCAATCATCTTAACCACATTGTCCATATCCGGTTTCTTGGTCGGTCGAATAATGTTGGCAAGCTTCTGTGCCTTCAGTTTCTTGCTTCCACTTTTCGGTATGCTGTAATATGCCAAGATCCTTAAATCCAGCATTGCATCATCGGGGAATCGGAATCCTTTGCACTGAACCATATACTCTGTATGTACCAATGTTTCATAGTTTACAGTCTGCTTCGGTGTGAAAGCTCTGCCAGTCTGGGTACTGAACCTTGGGCGCCCCTTTCCTTTTGGTTCGCCGAGGACAATAAATCTAACCTCCTGCATCAGTTTCGCCTCCTATTTGGCGGTATCTGCATTTTCACTATCATCTACAACTTTGAGAAAATAGCAAAGCGTCCTTCCAGTTGGTGTATTCTTCTGTTTCCCTTGACTGACCGTATATCCATTGTCAATCAGTATCTGAGCAACCTTTAAGCGGTCCTCCTTGTTATAAACCTTCAACTTCATTACTTCTGCCATATTAGCCCTCCAGTATTTTTCTTGTTTCTTCGTATCTCAGAGCCGCCTCTCTTTTTCTCCATGACACTCCGGAAAACTCCATCGGGTAGCACATTTCAAATATCCGATCGTAAATTCTGGCGTACCGAATATCTGTTGCCTCCTGCATCTGCTGCAAAGTCAGATTCGTTGTGAGAATCAACGGTTTCTTGGCTCTGTATCTGTTATCAATGATTCCATACACCTTCTCCAGAGCATAATCCGTGCTTCTCTCAGCCCCCAGGTCATCAATAATAAGCAGCTTCACACTATTCAGCTTATTGGTAAATATCTCTTCTCTCTCCCTGTCGAACCCCTGCATTTCCTGCAATATCCGTACAAATGATGTCATTACAACCGATGTATTCGCCTCCAGAAGATAATTGGCAATGCAAGCTGCGGTATAGCTTTTCCCGGTTCCAACCGTTCCCCAAAAGAGCAGCCCTTGATTTCGCTCGTACATTTTGCTAAATTCAATACAGTATTTTTTCGCCACCTTCAGTTGCCTTTCGTTCTCTTTCCTGATTTGATAATTTGCAAAGCAAGCTGTCCGGAAAGTGTTATCCATCATGCTACTGATTCTGGCCCTCTGAATACTTCGCAGCTCTTCTTCTTTCTGCATCTGTTCTTTTCTCAGTTGCTCTGCCTCAGTTCTGCATTTGCACATTACTGGAACTCTCCTCGGCTTTCCATCAAATAAAGTGATATTCCTCTCTTTTCTGGTGTTACACTTCCCGCAATAAAGAAAACCATCAGCACCGATATAATCATCAGGCAGCAGATTGGTTGATTTCGCAATATTTTCCAACACTTTTTCTGCAACTTCTCCTATCACTTTTCATCTACTCCTTCCACTGCCCAAACGGATTATCTTCCGGCTTTTTCTGAATCTGAGTTTCCTTTGTCATCCCTTCCGGAGCTGGCCTCTGTATCAAACCCGGATATTTCTTGTCAACCTTATCCGTTACCCAATTCAAAATCGTCATGTAATCGCTCTTGTATGTCTTACCAGTAGAGCCTTTATAAAGATTCAGCTCCTCAATGAATTTCTCCGTAGCCTTTTCTCCATAATCATATACCAGCTTGTTATACTCCTCTTCCTTCAGTGATACATACTCCGCATACTGTTTCTTATCTGTTTTCTTTTTGGCTGTCTTCTTAGGCTTTTTCTTTCCGTCCTCCGGATTATCTGTAGGAGCGTCCGTCGGACTGTCCATAGGACTATCCTTCGGATTATCCACAGGTCTTTCAATTATCTGAACTTGCTTAATAGTTTCGGCTCTTTTTCTGGCTCTTTCAGCTCGTTTTCGTTCTGCATCATATTCCTTATTTTTCAGGAATCTATACCACTGTTCCTGCCAGGTATCCCAATCATGCAGATATAGATTTCCATCCTCATTTTCATCAATCCATCTCTGAGAAATGAGGCTATCTACAATCTTTGTTTTACTCAACCCGTCGCTAAGCCCTTTTGAAAATACCTCATCCGCTACATCGCTTTTATCACAACTACGAAGTTTCCCGGTCTGGTCTGCATTATTCAGTCCCCACAACCACAGAGAAACAAGGATTCCGAGAGCTTCTTTCTGTGAACATCCAATATTTTTTGCTAATTCCCGGAGTTTTCCTCCTGCTACATGGTCATGTACACTAATCCATGCCAACACCATCACCACCTTTTTTGATGGCGGTAGAAATATATCCACCGCCATATAGGACTACTCATTTTTCGATTCTACGCCTTCAGAATTTTCTTCTTCCTGGGCTGCATTTTTCTTATCTGCTTCAATACCATTTCTAAGAATTATCATAGCTTCCTCAAACTGTTCTACCGTCATGTTCGTGGTTGATTCCAGTCCCATATTGGCACAGATATATTTCACAACTGCATTGCCCTTATTCTTTCCGTAAAAACCCGTAGCAAGATCAAAAAACTCCTGACGCTGTTCCTGGGAGATATAAACTACCTCATCACATACAGTACCATAAGTTCCTGTTGTTCCGGTGTCAAGAACCTGCCCCTTCTCCGCATCACGATCTGTATAGCCAAATTCTTCTGCCGTATATAATCCTTGGTAATCATCTGGGAATGCTGCTCTCACTGCCTGAGAGACCGCTACTTTTTCAATCATGGTGCATGGCTTGCTTCCCCAATTCGCCATAGGCTTTCCGTCCTTGAACTTCTGGTACTCCTGAAGCGATACTTCTTTGAAAGTTTCTGTCTCTTTTCCATTTAACTCATGGTAGACCCTACACCATCCGCCCAAAAGTGTTTCCGAGGGATAGAGGCACGTTCCCTCTTTCTGAACAATATCTTTGCCACGCTGAACAACGATTCCCGATTTCATACCATTGTAATTCGGATTCTTAAACGCCCTCTTCATGTAGGTTTCTTTTCCAATAACCAGCTGCGCCGGTTCATTTCCGAACTTAATCAGATACACTTCTCCGTATACCAGCGGATTTAATTTCTGTGCCTGACATGTCCGAATGAAAAAGAGAACTTCCTGATCGGTTACTTTGCCATTACCTCTTACCAGATAATTCTTGACCGTTTCCGGCTCCAGTTTTATTTCCACACCACCAGCATCATACTTAACAACACTTAACATATTCTCTGCCATCTTGCTTACCTCCTGATACTCACTTTTACTGTTTCTTTATACTTGATTCCCGGAATCTGGATACTCCCCTTTGTCGCTCTAATAAGCCGCATGATTGCTTTTTCATCAACCGGTCTAATTTCCACTCCAGAAAATACAACCGGGACCTTTTCATGATCTATTGATTCAATTTCCCAATCTTTAGTTGTTCCGATTCCCTTTGTCTTTGGCGTACTCATCACAACCGTTGTGCTGGCAGCTACCGTTTCAACCATCTGTGCTTCTGCAAGAGCCATATCTGCCTCCGCATGATTACCAGCTTCCTCAGCAGCCGCAGCTTCGTCCAGTTTCTTATCCCTTTCCGCTTCGGCCTCTAACCGCATCCGTTCTTCAAGTTCTCTCTTTTTCCTTTCCTGTTCTTTCTGGTATGCGGCAATACTCCCTTTCAAAATTCTTTCCGCTTCCTGAAGCGGCTTCAGCATTGCTTTCTCTCTGTCGCATACCGCCTTATGTGCCTTGTAAGCACTGTCCTTCATTGGCTTGAAAAAATCTGTGACTACTTTTGCCTGAATCTTAATTTTCTGTCCAAATTCAGCTGCTTTTTCATAATCCTCATTGGTTAAGATTTTCAATTCTTTGGCCTGTCTCTCAACCAGGCTATTGCTCTGCTGGAGCTCCTCCTCACGCACCAGCTCTGCCGGCGTTTCTATTTTTGCTACTACTGCTTCCGTAACTTCCTTACTCATAAAATCCTCCTATAAAATCTTTGCCATTTTCGTAATTCTTCTCAATACTGCCGCTTCCTCACCCATCTTAGTTTCGGTCTGGTAATCTTCGATCACTTCATCAATCAGATCATCGGCATCCTTTTTGCTTATGCAGGGATGCTTCTGCAATGCAGCGTTTCCCTTCTCCAATGCCTCTTTTACCAGACACATCACATCTGATGGTGTCCCTTCAATTTCTGCTCTAATCCCTTTTTCATCCGCAATAATCAGTAGCTTTGCTTTATTCGCCATTTTCGTATGACCTCCTACTTGTATTTTTGTATATGATTCCAAACTACCATCAAGGAAGCAAATACTTGCCAACTCTCTATGTCATTGGCTTTGTATCTTACCATCTGGTAGGAACCATCATTCTTCAGGTGTATGATAGCTTTTTCATCAAATCTAAATCCATGGCTTTCATACGCTCTCGCATAGGCCTCCAGCTGTACTCCAGTCAACATCCGATTTACTGTTGCTGATGTTTTGTAATCTATCAGTACATTTTTGCCATCAATCACACATGGCAAGTCTGCCGTTCCGGCATACCGTAAAAATTTGTGATACACTCTGCTTTCCGTTGCCAATGGCTCCGGAGATTGCTCTTCCCAAAACTTCAGAAATGCTTCAAAATATCCTGCGTATCTTAGTTCGATATCCTCTATGCCGTATAGAGCAAAATTTTCAGCCGCATTATGTATCGCTGTTCCTCTTTCCGCCGCCATCTGCATAACGCTTTCGTCTATCCCGCGGTACAACGCTTCGTCTAGTGGTTTCATCACTGTTGTGACGCTCGGAAGAAGCTGACCGTCCAATGTATAAACATGACGTTTATCTTCAAATCTAAGTTCTGGAAAAAACGGGAGGCCCTTCTCATTCAACTCCATCTACGTTACCTCCGCTGTTGTTAGTTTTTCTCCAAGCAACTCTACCATCTCTGATACCGTCATATCTTCCAGGCAATCCATACAGACCGGACCATTATAGCCGTCATAAAATTTTTCGCCTTCAAATATTCCAGTACCGCACTCCGAACAGACCAAAATTACCTTTGGTTCTGGTGCATTCGGACATCTGCTATCGCAAGGTGTCTTCAAACAAAGACTACACATTTTCTGATCCCTCCGTCTTCGCTACGATTCTTCCCACTTCCAGTAATACCGTTCCTACAATCACTCCAATTAATGGTATCTTCCACTCCGGCCCATCTAATGCTGACCCCATGAAGAGCACTGTGAAAAAGCCTAATCCTATAATTTTCTCACCTATCATGAGACGTTTCTTATTTCTTTTTGTTTTTCTTCTCACTGTGCTACTCTCCTCTCTTTCCAGAATATAGGCGTTATAAATAAACCGATGTCTATATCGTTCATATTTTCGCAAGCTTCTTCCAGTTCCTCTGTTGTTTCAATCCCAAATTCGGTTTTTAGGTATGCTTTTGTTTTTTCAACATCCAACAGTATCGCCACCCTTCTTCAACAACTTTTCTTTTATCAGCCTTAATTCGCTAATAGACACTGCCAGCCTGTCCAGTTCATTTGATACAGCCGCAAATTCTTTTTCCTCATCTGGAGATATTCTTCCGTCTTCAGCTATATTCAAAAGCTCTCTTCGCATCTTTTCGATGTCTTTTTCATCTAACTTTGCTATTATTCCAACCGTTACTGCTTCCAGCGTTTTAATCTCTGCCGATACCGGCTGCCCTTTCCCCAGAGGACACTGTTCCAAACAATACAGATTTTTCAACTGAGGTGCCTCATATGCATCAGCCATCATCATTATCAAATCCAGAGGCGGTACTGTAATTCCCCTCTCGTAATTTGCCAAAGATGAAACCGAAATACCGAAGTATTCTGCCGCACTTTCTCGGCTTTTGAGATACGCATTCTTCTTTGCTGCCAAAATCCTGCACTGGAAGTAGATGCTTATGCCCGTATTTACACATCCACAATCCATGTTCTTTTCTCTCCTTGTCTGCTAAACTAAATCTAAATGATACCGAGGCCCGAAAGAATTTTGTTCAAGTCCTCAAACTTACCGTTCGGTAAGTTGCTGTCATAAAAAATGGCGTTCATCTCATCGTATGACAGCCCGTAAAATTCAGATAATGCAATCACTTCATCTGGCTTGAACTTAACTTCTCCCCTTTCTTTCTTGCTGTAGGAAACAATCGACTTACCAATTACTTCCGCCAGCTTTTCAAGGGGGATTCTCCTTCCGGCCCGAAGTTCTCGGAGCCTTGTGCTATCCATTCCTGCACCTCCTTTGTTTTATTGATTATGTCATCATCTTATCTTACTGAACGGTAATTGTCAATAATAAAATTATATTTTTTGTAAGCCTTATTTACGGTTCGGTAATTGTACGATATGATACTTCCAGAGGTGATTTTATGAAAAACTTTTCTAACATTTTATATAACCTTCTCAAACAGCGAGGTATGACACAAAAGTTACTTGCAGAGAAAGCTCATACAACAGAGGCAACAATTTCCAGATATCTTTCTGATACAAAGCGTATGCCACGAGCCGATCTTGTTGCTTCCATTGCGGAGGCTTTGGACGTAAGCACTGATTACCTTCTTGGTCTTAGCCCGATTGCCTCCAGACATTCTTTATCTGCCGAGATGGAGGAACTACTTTCCTGCTACTCCAAGGCAACAGAAAATGACCGCAAAGTTATCTGGGCTGTTCTGGACAAATATCAGGCAGTTGATTTCAAAATAGCTGCTTCCGGGCAAGATCAGTGGGATTCCTCTGATTCTCTTTCCCGTCAAGCAGCTATAAAAAAGTTCGAGGACGAATAGCGTATGACCTTCACATCGTTACATACCACTCTATCTCTCTCATGATGGAGCTGAGCATATCGCAATTGCAAAGTCTGTTTAGCAAAAAGGCTTTTTCATTTTTCAGCAAACGGCTTAGTTCATATGTGATTGCTTACAATGACGCTCTTCCACTAATAGAGGCGATTTATCAGGTATTTCACGAAATAGGTCATATCTATTACGGACATATATCTCCAGACAATAGTATTTCTATTCCTCTGGAATCGCAAGAACGGGTGGCAAATCATTTTGCCGCCTTTATTTTTTCAAAGATTGGAGGTACAAAAATCATGAAAATTTTAACTGGAAACGAACACTTTACCTATGAAGGAATGCCTGCCGGAATTTTGCTTAATGATTTCTGGGCGTGGAGTTCTTCTGATCTGCTAAACAATACTCTTCGTGGAGCATTGGCAGAGTTCCTGGTTGCTTCTGCAATAGGCGTTGATACCAGCAGGGCACGTCAAGACTGGACGCCTTATGATTTACTTTCCCCGTCTGGGAGAAAAATCGAGGTCAAATGCTCTGCCTATATTCAGAGCTGGAACACTGATCGTCTTTCTAAGATACAGTTTAGTATCCGCCCAGCCCGGTCCTGGGATTCTGAAAATGACTTCAGCGATGAAGTAAAACGATGGTCCGACCTCTATGTGTTCTGCTTATACGCAAGCAAAGATCGAAATGAAACGCCGCTTCATCTTGAACAATGGGAATTTTATCTTCTGCCTACATCGGTTCTTGACAATCAGTGTAAAGGGCAGAAAAGTATTTCCCTCGGTTCCCTTCTGTCCCTTTCCCCCATAAAAACCACCTATGAGAATCTGAGAGAGGCGATTGATAATCTGAACGTATAATTTGCATTTCATCCGTAGGACTGTCCATAGGATTGTCCTCGGACGGACTATATATTTATATATCTGTCTCTTATACACATCTGACGCTGCCGACGATCTTACGCGTGTAGA